GCAAGCAACTTGGCAAGTTGAGACTTGATTTCGTGGCGGACGGTCATGGGTCTGATGCGTATGGACCTATTATACAAAAAAAGGAGGTCCGAAGACCTCCCAGTGGACAGTTTGGAAACTGGTCACTCACCTTTAAGTTTAGTAGTATATTTCTTTCCACGCCAAGTGAACTCTTTCTCCCCAGCAGCACGTTTAGCAGCAAAGGTCTTATCAAAATCTGCAGCAGCTGCTCTCCTTCTCTGTGCATTTGCTTTAGCAACCTCATGCTTTTCATCATTAGCAGCAGCAGATTTTTCACCTGTTGGTTCAGGTTTTGGTTGAGATGCTGCTAGTGTTTCTGCCCTCTGCTGAGCAAGTTTTGTATCCCTCTGCTGCTGCCTCTCAGCACGTCTTGCATTACTTTCCTTATTAGCAGTATCAACTAATGCAGCAGAACCAGCAACTGTACCCACAGCACCAGCAGTAGCTCCAACTGGTAAAGCGGATTTTCTGACGGTATTAATAACTCTATCAACTTTAGATACGGGTGGTTTAACATCCCTACCAAGATTTTGTATTGATTTACTAAGAGAATCTGGTATTGGAGGTTTGGGTGCTGGTAAAGGACTTGTTGCCCCAAAACCAGATGTATTTCCTGGAAGACCCAAATTAGGATTTCTAGTTACATTCCTTAAGTCTTGCGCCCTGTTAGAGGTTCCAGGAATCTGCATCTGTCCTGGAGATGTTCTAGGTGGTTTAACTGGTTGTGGAAGTGCAGAACTCGCAGCAGGAACAGGATCAGTTCCAGTAAATGGTGTTCTTCCTCTAGTGAAATTCTGAGCAGTTCCTCTGTTTGTTAGAAGTCTTCCCTGAACAGGAGTGCCAGTAAGTCTCTTTGTTGTTGCTTTTACTGCTTGCTTGGCAGTAGGTGTCTTTAAAATGCCAGACATCATTCCGACTGCCTTAAGCATATTAAGAATTGCCTTACCCCTATTTTCGGTGAGCAGTCCATACTCATGGACATTTGCTTCGTAGAGATGGTTTACAACTTCGATTGCTTCATCATCCTCAATACCTCTTTCAATAAGATATTGATACACCTCTTCGTAAAAGTTCTCCATCTCTACAAATACTTTTTAAGTATTTAGGAGACTACTTTACTGAACCCTTTGATCTTATCAAACTTGACTACATTTTCAAATTTGTCAAGCATATCTACTTTGTGGGAGATAACAAAAATGTTTGCGTCCTTGATGACATAACGAATAATCTTTAGGAACTCATCGGTTCCAAAACCATCAAGAGATGAGTCAAACACCTCATCCATAATCAACAGGTTAGTGTTAGCGGAGTTTTTGACACGCGCTACCTCACGCCAGGTGAAGAGTAGGGCAAGGTCTATTCTCATCTTTTCACCCTCACTAAAAGAACTATAAGAAAAGTCTTCGTGAATAGGGGACTTGATGGACTCGCTAAATTCTTCGTTCAGATGGAAGTTAATGTAAAAATCCATCATCTGAAGATAACGATTAACCTGTTGATTGATGAATGGGAGATACTTCTTGATGATTTTTGTTTTTACGCCGTCATCCTTTAGAAGGGAGTAGGCAAAATCGTGATAGACGATTTCTTGTTTTTTGTCTGCTAATTCTTCAATTGTCTTGTGGAGATTAGTTTTAAACTCTTCTAACTTCTCATGTTCAGTATTTCTGTTCTGTAAGTTACTGGCAATAGTTTGAATTTCATGTTCAAGTTCTCGTATCTGTCTCTGGTTGAGGTTAATCCGAGTATTGTTCTGAGAAATGTCATGCGTTAGACTAGTGATCTCCTGCGATAGGTCGTTGAATTGACGCTCTCTATCTTGTTCAAACTTAATGGCGTTAACGAGTTCATCGTAACCTTCCTTTAGTTCCTTTGCTTTATTTTGAGCGTCACTAATTCTATTTAAGCGAAACTCTTCCGCTATATCCTGCTGACAGGTGGGGCATACCGTATTCTCCGTGAAGAACTGGTGTTCTTTGGTAATTGTGCCTACCTTTTGAGAGATTTTGCCCTTTAGATTGTTTAGTTTTGATAACTTTTGCCTTGCGCCAGTAACCGCCTCTTGCTTCTCAGTTTTGCTCTTTACATCTTCTTCCAAAGAGGTGTTCGTCTCAATATACTCATCAACTTCTCCCATCAGAGAAGTGATTTTTTCTTTGTTGGATTTGATATTTTCTTTTCCACGGTTCTCAAGTTCTTCAATAAAGTTGCTCTGCATCTTCATCTTATCTTTGAGATTTTCTCTCTTCAAATCAAGAGATTTAACCTGACCCTTCTTCTCTTTGATAGTATCCTTGACAATATTATTCATCGCAGAGAAGATGCGAATGTCAAGCAAATCCTCAATAACTTCACGACGTTGAGATGTGCTGAGTTGCATGAAAGGAGTGAACCCAGCAGAACCCAGAATTACAATCTGAGTAAACGACTTATAGTTTAACTTAAGAATATTTTCTTCAAGGATGCGTTGCATGGAGCGATCATCTGCTTCCTGATGCAACTTAGTTCCATTTACAACGATGTCAAATACACTGGGTTTGATACCCCGACGAACCAGGTATTGACGAGAGTTTACAGAGAACTCAATTTCAACCACACACTCCCTCTCATTAGAAGTGTTGACAAGTTGAGGTTTATTGATTTTGCGATATGGTTTATTGAATAAAACAAAAGTTAGAGCATCCAGAACAGTTGACTTACCTGCTCCGTTTGTTCCGACGATTAAGTTGGTGCTATTACCTTGAAAGTCTATTTCGGTATATTGATTGCCCGTTGACAGAAAGTTTTTCCACTTAATCTTTTGAAAGGTTATCATTCTTTGGAGGTATCACAATATCGTTCGGTGTAATCACCGCGTATCTGTAATTATACAACCTACAGGTTCTTATGGCAAGTGGTCCATCAACCTCCACAACTTCTAATTCAGTAGGGTCTTCCTCTTCTTCAAGTTGCATCGCATATCTTTCAGCATCATCTTCTTCCTCAAACAAAAACAAGACTTTCTCACCGTTCTTGTTTTGAACGGCATATGCACCCTCTTGTTTTTTGTCTTTAAGGGTAAGAAGAAACATTACTCAACCTCGCACGCTTGATTATAGATTTTCTGCAGAATACCTTTGATGATACTTTTATCACAGTCCATTTCTGCTTCATCAATATATCTATTCAAAAGCGAGATTGTGTTTTCCGAATCGTCTGCCTCAAACTCCTCATTCTCCTGAATCTCAAAGTTGTCAACAATCTTGAGTTCTTGAACTCCGATGCTGTAGAGTTTGTCAAGAAATTTCTCAAAGTCTTTAGGTTTCGTCTTTTTCTTAACAATAACTTTTACAATCTTTGCCTTGTATTTGGTGGCATCAAAGAGTTTGTAATTCGTATCTTCGTAGTAGATGTTGTAGAAGATGCTGTAAGGGTTGTCAACGTGAGAATGCTCTAAAGTGTCAGTATCAAAGATTGTGAACCCTCTGGGGTCATTCACGTCGTTCCAGAACATTTCATAGGGGTTGCCTAGGTAGAAGATTCGTCCGTCGTCTGATCGTGTATGGTAGTGACCCGAAAATACCCGCTTGAACTTCTCAAATAATTCGCCCTCCATACCGTCTTCCATGATATGACCGCGATGCGCTCTAAATCCGTTGAGCTCAAGGTGCCCCATCGCGCAGTCGCTAGTTGAACCTTTAATAGAAAGGATACTCTTTTCAGTATTCTCTGCATTGATCCAAGGAATAAACAGAACTTGTAGTCTATCTAGCATGACCTCAGTGCATTCTGAGTAGACTTTTACATTTTCATATTCTTTCAGCAACAAATCTACAGAATTCACTTCATTCGTGTTCTTGTAGTATGCGGTATGATTACCGACAATAGTATGGACTGTGACGCCCATGTCTCTCAAACGATTGTAATATGTCTCTTTCGCCCAGTCAATCGCCCACAGATCAATACTCCGACGATTGTCAAAAGTATCTCCCATATCTACAACAGTAGTGATGTTATGTTTTTCTAGATACGGGAAGAAAATATCATCATAAAATCTTTTGAAATGATCGTGAAGAAACTTAGAAGACTTCCGTGCTCCAAAGTGTTGATCTGTGATAATGGCAATCTTCATCTATTCTTATAAGTGATGTTATCCTTAATCGTATTGTAATCGGAACTAGTGCCAGCAAGAGCAGTGTCATCAACCATCATGACTTCATCAAACCCAGTCTTTTCAATGATCTTAGTCTTGATCTCCAGTTGCTTCTTCTCCTTCTGGATGCGTCTCAGAAAAGCGTAGTGAATAATCTGCGTAAAGTAAGCAAACGGGTTCTTAGACTTCTCTGGGTCAAAGTTATGAATGTATTGGACACAGTTCTCAATGCCATCAGAGATCATGTCGTCTCTGAACATATAGTTGACAAAGTTTGGTTTATAAGAAAGGTGTGTGGCAATCTTTAGAAAACATTCACCCAAGTAATTACTGATTGGTGGTTTTCCTTCCCAACGCTTTGAGCGGTCTTCTTTGGTAGGTTCTCTACCATACTTACTAACAAAGTCTTCTTCTACTTTTGATCTGTAAACAATAAGTGCTTCTAGTAACTCTTTGTTGTTTACATAATGCTCGGATCTCTTTTTAACCATAACATCACTTTATTGAATATTCTTGATGTTTATATTATAACACATAATCAGGGCTTGACAAGATACCCAAATGTGAGTAGAGTGCCTTTGTGAGGTTTCAAGGATGAGCTTTAGCTTTCTTTGTTATCTTTAAGTTTATAGAGGTTCTCTAGCATTTCTCTAGCATCTTCTACTGTTGTTACGTATCCCATCTTCTTAGTAACTTCAGATTGATTGCTAGAGGACCCTAAGAGCTGATCACCATCAGTATCTTCATCTTCATCATTTAAATAATTGTTGTAGAACTGAATAATCTTTTGTTCTGTGATTTCAGTCATAGTAACAATCTTATCAAGTTTTACAATAAAGAAATCATCGCCAGGTATCTGAAGCCAAGGTTTGACCTTGATGGCATATCCATTCCTTGTTTCAATGAGTTTCATGATTACAGGATTTTGAAGAACTAACACAGGATCTTCATCATTATCATCC